CCAGCAGTACGGCAAACTCGTCCTCCGTGAGATACGCCCAGCCGAACCCGGTGAACTTTTCTCGCCCATCGGTCCATTCCTTCCGCGACTCCTGATACGGTGCCTCGAAATCATTTTTAACCTGGGGCAGATAGAAACTTCCCGCAAAGGGGATCGGTCCGGGAATTGTGTCAGGGAAAGTCGGGATGGCCATGCTATGCCCCCAGCATGCCTTGCATACCGGTTCGAAGGTTGTTGCTGTTGCGCGCCACCAGATCCAGAAAATACGTCACGAACAATCCATCCTGGTTTGACACGGTCTTCCCCTTGGTCGCTTTCATTTCCTGGCCGCTCCGATTTTCGAGCGTGATCGAGATGTTGGAGATGGTCTGCTGCGCGCTGCTGCCGGACATATCCAACATCCCCAAAATCCCCTGCTTGCCACCCATCGAGGTGAGCGGGAAAAGCACTTCCGGGCCTTTTTCGCCGGCAACATTATTGAGGACGCCGCCGGAGGCGAAGGCGTGGAATCCGGTGTCCGGCGTGGAAAAAAATGTCGGCTTGTCGATGATGGTGCCGAGCGGCAGCGAAGTCCCGCCTGGGAAGGCTCCGCCGGAGGCATACGCGTTTGCAGCCGTCCAGGGCGATATGCCGGTAGAGGCCATGGCGGAGGTCACATCCGAGGCGCTGTAGCTGGTGGATGATCCAATGCCAAAAATATTGCCCAGCCAACCGCCAACCGATCCGCCCAAGCTTTGCGCGAGTCGGCTCAGCTGGTCATTGATGGTCTTTTCCACAAAGTTCGCTACAGCATCATACATCCGACTACACATGTAGTCGAACAAATCGGCAGCCGTTACAGTGTCTGTTCGCATCTTCCTGAAAAAATCACCAAAACCACCTGATACGCTTGAAATAGCCCCCTGCGTAAGCGTAACGATCGCATCGGACATTTGTCCCCACTCTTCATGGGATTTTGTTATGCCCGATTTGTAGGAACCAAACGCCAAACTCCATTTTGCGGTAAAAGTTGTCGCAAAGCTGCCGGCGTAAGCAATCTCCTTTTCCAAGAGTGCTTTATTGTATTCGTCCCACTGCTGCGCAGCGTATATTTTGTACGCGGTCTCATCGTCCGCTGCCCCTTTGACTGCCTCAAGGTGGTTCTGAATGCGCTCGCGTTCGGCATTCCAGTAGACGGAAGAGAAGGCCTTACTGTTTTCGTAGGAGGATTTGCGTGCGTCGGCCTCATCCAGAGCAGCNGCGCGCACCAGCTCCGCTTGCTGCTTGGCCCGCTCGGCCGGGTCAGCAATGTTGTCGACGCGCTTCTGCTGTTCGGCCTGCCAGAGCTGGGCAGACACCATCTTGGAGGCGTATAATGCGGTCGGATCACCGGTCATCTGCCCGATCTTTCCGAGCATGGAGCCGGCGTCCTGCATGGCCTTCTTCCAGGCATTAGACTCCGCGATGAGTTTTTCCAACGCCCGGTTTTTCTCCAGCTGCTCCAAGGCGGCCTTGGCATCGGCCGTAGCGCCCTTGGTCCCGATCATCGACTTTCGGATGGAGCTTTCCATCTGGTTGTATTTCTTGTCGATGGAGGCGATCTTCGACCCCAGGGTATCGCCACCCAGCTGGGCCACCAGCTGGTCGTACTGGTCTTCAGCCTGCTGGAGAGAGGATGCGGCCTGTTCGCCGTACCGGGCAGCAGCATCGGCGGCCGATTTGCCACCCTCCTTTATCGACACCTTCATGCCGTCGATCTGCTTTTTGACCTGCTGGACCTGAGGGGCCAAGTCCGGGAACATCGTCTGCAAATCGGGGATGGTACCGCCGTTGTCACCGTGTAAAAAGGCCTGAGTTTGTGACTCCTTTCTACCCCGGGCCATCCCTTCGGCCACGGACCGATCATTGGCCGCATCCCCGAACACAGCCATCCCACCCAGGGCGGCCACACCGGTGACCCATGGGTTCCCCTTGGAAAGGAGCGCCCCCACACCACCGCCGACAAGAACTCCCTGGAGCGGCGCCGGAATCTTGTTCCAGGCGGCAATAATGTCGTTGAGAGCATTTACCGTGGCGGTGAGTCCCGGAACAGCGCTCTGCAAAAGATTTTGCCCCAGCGTGGCCGCTCCGACCGCCAGGGACTCTAAGGCGGCTCGGCCCTCTGGCCGGGTCAGCTCGTCCTGGAACTCCTTCATGGCCTGGGTCATCATGGGGGCCAGGTCGCTGCCGAATTCTATGGCCACCTGCTTGAGAGTGGCGTCATAGGTGTCCTTGACTCCCTGGGCGCTAACCTTCCAACGATCAAAAGCCTGATTGGTCGCGTCCGTGCCGGTCCGTACGTCGTCAAGGATCGTCGCATACCGTCCCCATTGCTGTGCGGACAGGGCGGCAATACCGGTCAGGGCCTCGGAGTCTTCAAAGAGTTTGCCAAGCGAAAAGCCGGATTTGTCGGCAACAGCCTGGAGTGTCTGGAGCGTGCCGGCCAAGCCGAGATGCTGGACCATGGCTTGGCCGGACTGGTAGCCCAGGGCCTTAAGTACCTTTTGAAGATTTTCGGTCGGCTTATAGAGGCCGATCATGATGCCGCGCCATTTGGTGGCGGCTTCGGCCGTCGATCCGGCGGTTTGCGTGATCAACGACAGTCCTGCGGCCATTTCCTGGGATTTTACACCGACCAGATGTGTGGCGGCCGCAATATCGCCAACGACGGGGACCAACTCCGCGAACGAAGTTTGACCGAGTTTTTCGATTTTAAAGAGCAGATCCGATGCTTCGGCCGCGTTGCGAATCTCGCCATCAAATCCCGCCAACGTTTTGGTCAGGCCTTTGATAGTCTCTTCCTGGGAGACATGCGCCGCCTTGGCGGCCTTGGACGCCGTGGTGAGCAGGTCCATGGCCGCCGTGGCATCCGTCACGCCAGCGGATATGGTCTGATAGTACCCCTTGAGCAGGGACGTCGGGTCGCCCAGCTCCCGGGGCATGGCCTTTATGGCGGCATCAATCGTGCCCAGGTCCTGATCCGTGACCTTTGGCATATCAACCAATGCCGATTGATAGTCGCGAAAATCAGCGAAAGTTTGTGAGACCAAACTAGCGGCGGTGCGCAAAGACATATAGGCCGCCGTGGCCACCGCCGCCTGCTTGGCCAGGGCGCCCAGGGAGGTCCCAGCTTTTTCACTGACGCGGGTGGTCACCCCCATTTGCGTAGCGAGATTGCGGTATTCGGAGGCCGACAAACCGGCATAACGCCGGAGTTGCTCCAGTGCCCGGGACGCGGAGTCAGCGGCCAGCCCCTCATGCATGCGCTTTTCGAGGCTGGCCAATTCCTTGTCGGTGAGACCAGCGGCCGTGCCGACACTTTTNAGACTGNTGCCGACGCGTTTCATGCGCCGGTCGACCTGCGTGGCAAAGGCCTCGGTCAGGCTGTCNGACCGCTTGAGCGTGGTCTCGAGGCTCTTCCCATCAGCGGTGATGTCTACCGACAGCGTGCCGGCTTTGATTCTCACGCAGGCCTCTTTTGTTCGAGCTTCGCCGCAATCTTGCGATGCATCTCACCGATGACGATCGCTGCCAGGATCTGGATCTTGCGCATGATCACGTCCTGTTCCTCGTCCTCGATGCCTTCCATATCCATGACCATTCTTACGGCCATTAAGTTAACGTCCACCGGTCCACCCGGGCCGAAAATGAGTTGCCCGGATACCCTGTCCCAGATCCTGCAGGTGGTCAGATTCCCGGGCAGGCACTCCGGCAGGCAGGTGGCGCAGGGCGGCCCACCTGCCTTGCGGCGCTTATCTTCCTCAGTGTCCCACCGGCTGGGTGCGTAGGCCCGGCGACAGACCCCGCACGACGTGCGCCCCTCTTCGGCTAGCCATTCGCCAAGGCGCTTAAGTTTTTTTCCTCCACCTCCAGATTGGCCTCGTATTCTTCGGTCAGCTCCTTGAGCCAAACCAGGACCTGATCCTCGAGACCGGGGACCTCATCCAGCAACTTGGCCTTGTTGACAGCCGTGAACCGGAGGCATTTTTGGGCGGCGGCGGCCTCGTCGTCGGCAAAGACGTTCTCCCAGGCGGTGAGTGCAGCAAACGCGCGCAGGTTCCCGGCGTAGGGGATGTCGAAGACGACTTCCTGGCCGTTCTCGTTCATCACGTATTTCTGGGCCTGGGATTTGATCTTTCGACCCTGGACAGGCTGCAGGACGCTGATCTCGAACCTGGCCTGGTCGGGGTCGTTCGGGTAATCGAACCACTTTTTCTTGACGGCGGTCTTCTTGGCGACGTTCATGGGTTCTCCAGGGATTACAGGGTACCGGAATGGAGCGTGATCGAAACGCCGACGGGCTTATCCACGACGACCTTGACACCACTGTCCAGGGTCAACGTACCCGCCTCGACGGACGTGATCAGATACTGCCCGTCGTTGTTGGTGCTGCCTTCGACGATCAAGGTGTCCCCGGCCTCAAAGCCGGCAGTAACGAAACCGTTACCGGTGTCGGTGATCTTGTTTCCGGTCGCTACGAAGGCGATGGTGGACGCCGTCAGATGGTAAAAAAAGTAAGCCGGCTGGCCGCCACAGATCATTTCCAGATCGAACGGAAAGACGTTGTTTTTCTCCGTGGCCGTGTCGCTTCCAGCCTTGATCACCTGAAAAAAACCATTTTTATCAGTTGCCTTGTCCAGGGTGACGAAGTCCTCGGCCTCCATGTCGAGATAGATGCGCGTCGTCTCGTCCAGCTTGGTCTTTTTATGCATGGCCTTTTTCAGGGCCGACTGCCCGAGCCGATCGCCCTTGATCAAATAACCGGAGCCTGTGATGTGGGAGAGTTTGCCTTCGCCGGCCACCTCGGTCGCATAGCTGACCTGGAACTGGGAGAGCGAGATCGAGGACCGGCTGCCCACCGGGAGCCCCAGCTTGTTGAGCCCTTTGACCACGGCCTGGTTGGCCGTGCCGTAATTGAGGACGATGCCCGCATTTTCGGCCGTGATCGCGGCAATCAGGTTGTCCGCCATAACTGCTCCTTTTATTGGATCATTTGGACGTACCCGGTAAGTTGGCTGCCGGCTTGCCAGGTCGCGTCGTTGACTTTGGTCGCGGGGATGTCGTCTCCCCCGGAAAAACGGAAATCGATCAACCCCTCACCGGGGATGCGCTGCCCGCCGAACAACTCGGCGGCCGAGGACGCGAGGCTGGTCGCCGCCTGTTTGGAGGCGGCGTAGACCACGATCTGGATCCCGACATAGGTGATGCGCTCGGTGAAGGTGTCCCGGCAGGACTGTATGGGGACGTCCAAGACGGCATACGGCATGGGCCAGTCGCGTGGCGCATCGTGGTAGACCAGTCGTCCGGACACGCCGGTATGGAAGGCATGTTCCGCATGGGCATTGAACCAGGCGTCCAGGGCCGCCAGCAGCAGGGGGAACGCACTCGCTCGCGTGCTCATTTCCCGCCCTTCATGCGGCCGGCCATTCGGCCCAAGTCAAATTTATCCCCCGCCGGCCGCAGATGCGGTTTGGCCGGTTGATCCTTGGTGCCCAACTCGACATACGGCGCATAGGGTTCGCTTTCTTCGATGTAGCCGGTGATGACCACGCCATCGCGCTCGGTGCCAACCGACTGCGAGGCCTTGAGCTTGCCGGTCTTGACCGGAACCAGTCGCTGGGCTTCAGGCAGCACTTCCTCTTCAAGTTCCTCATGCATAGCCTGCTGTGCATCATCCATGATCAACTCGAAGCAATCGGAAAACATGCCCATCAGTTCTGTTCCTCCTGGCGCGCTTCGGCCTCGAACACGGTCCAGCCGCGCGCATGGTCGGTGTAGGCGTTCGTCACATGGAGCACCTCCTGGGGTGTGACGATCCGACAGCCGGCGGCCAAGGCCGGACAGGCCGGCATCCAACCAGCACGATA